CGACGATGATATTCCTGAATGGGTAGCAGAAAAGATGGGCGCTGCCAAAGGTATGTTGACCAGCGTTATGCAGTATTTGATCAGCGAAAAAGAAATGCATCGTGGCGAATCCGGTATGTTTGAACAAAGTGTGGCGGAAGGCTCACTCAACGAATTTGCAGTTGAACCATCAGATGGTGACAGCGATGATGAATATGATTTGTTAGTTAAACTGGTAAAATTGTGGTGGTTAGGTAATGCACAGCAACACGCAAAAGCCGAAAAGACGTTAGCATCAATGGGAATTTCAATTGATGAAGATGAACCAAATATTATTTTACGCAGAGGAACACAATTCTTAACTTTCCCAATGGATGACTTTCAGCAAGGTGTGGCGGAGGATCCGGATGCAGGGATGATGCCCTTCAATGAAGATGACATGGAAGAAGGTGTATTTGATTACTTCAAAAAGAAACCACAATCAAAACCTAAACTAGATTATGATGCAGTGCGTAGAGCATCTAGTCAAGGTTCAGCACCTAGAACCAATGGTGTTTATATGAAACCTGCACAATATTATGCTGACCAAAGACGCACATCAATGGCAGAATCTAAAGTTACAGGTAAAACTATTGAATCAATTTTTGAATTATCATTAGACGAAGTGTTTAAGGATTATGGTCAAAAAAAGATAAATGAAGAAATCAAAACTAGCAAAGACCATGCTATAATGAAAGAGTTCATTCAATGGACTAGTAGACGACTACATCTTAAAGAGCCGTTTCCAAGAATGATATTTAGTGATGACACTGAAAAAGCACAAAAAGGTCATCACACTGGAGTACATACTCCAGAAGATAATACAATTTGGATTTACACTGGTAAAAGAAACATGGTTGATATCATGCGTACAGTGTTCCATGAGTTAGTACACGAGAGACAAGCACAATTGGGTATGATTAAGCCTGGCGACAGCTATCCAGGTAGTCCAATTGAAGTCATGGCTGATATGTTAGCTGGTAAGTACATCAAGATTTTTGGCAAGAACCATCCGGAGATATTCCAGTGAGAGCAATTGAATTCTTAGTTGAGAGTATGAGTCGTAGAAACTTTATGAAAGGTGCTGCCGCTGCAGGTATGTTGGCAGCTACCGGTGCTAATGCTATGCAGTATAAGCCTCAACCAGAAGAATACAATGTATTAAGCCCTAACACTGACAATGAACTTGTGTTACAAAAAGTAGCAAGACATAATGGATTAAAGGGTAGTGAACTTGCTCAGTTCTTGGGTCAGATGAAACATGAATCATGGGACTTTAGCAAAATGTCTGAGAAGCCAAAGTTCAAAGATTATTTTGCTCATAAATATGATATACGTTATGCTCCTAAAACAGCAAGAATGTTAGGTAACAACAAGCCAGGTGATGGTGAACGTTATCATGGTAGAGGCTATGTTCAGCTAACTGGACGTGACAACTATCGTATGGCAGGTGAAGCGATTGGCGTTGATTTAGTCAATCACCCTGAACTAGCAGCAAAGCCGGATGTTGCTGCAAAAATTGCATTATGGTATTGGAAGACTCGTGTTAAGCCAAACGTTCAAAACTTCGGTGACACAACTAGCGTTACCAAAGCAATTAACCCGGCATTACTTGGCTTACAAGCCCGTCATCAAAATTTTAAAGACTATTTGAGGATATTATGAAAATACAAGAAGTTATCACAGAAGGTGAAAATTGGAGCAAACACAATCACAAACGTGTTGGTGGCATGAGCAAGAAAAGCGTGAGTGTTTATCGTAGAGAACACCCAGGTAGTCATATTCAAACTGCTGTAACTACAAAACCAAGCAAATTGAAAAAAGGTAGTAAAGCCGCTAAACGCCGTGCCAGTTTCTGTGCTCGTATGCGTGGTATGAAGAAACATCGCACTGGTGCTAAAACTGCACATGATCCAAATAGTAATATTAATAAGAGTTTGCGTAGATGGCATTGTGAGAGTGTTGAAGAAATGCAACAAATGCTAGAAAGTGCTACACAGTTTATCTCTGAAAAGAAACGAACCCAAGCACAACGCAATGCTGAAAAATGCTGGCCAGGTAAGCACAAAGAAGGAATGAAAAATAGCCCAACACATCCAGGTATGAAAGTAAACAACTGTGTACCAAATGAAAGTGTTGAAGAAGCTGCCAATCTAGCACAACAGGCTGCAATTGCTATCAACATGAAGAAGCATCATCAAAAGCCAAAATCAAAATGAGAGCAAGTGAACTAGTCAAGAATCGTTGGCAACTACTTGTTACCTCTAATGAGAAACATGAGTGGGCCAACAATTTGATTGACTTAGTTCATAACGCATATAAGAATACAAACTTGGGTTCGTTTGTTCAAAATAGTAGTCAAGTTGCAGCAAGTGATTGGGTAGCATTAGATTGGGACCCAGATCCAAATTTAGACTGTACTGTATTCTATCGTAGAGCAAGACCAAATGAATCTTGGACTGGTTACAAGATTCAAGGCATTGGTCATGATGGCAAAACTGAATCAAAACAAAAGGTTATTAATAGAGTTAAAAATCTATTGACTAAACCGGGTGTTTGGATTGAATCAAGTGATGCTATGGCAAGGACATTAGGTAAGCAAGGATTGAATCCTGTTACCGATGAACAAACATTACAACAACTGTTTCCAAATAGTAATCTAACACTATTAGATAATAATGGGAACTACGAACGAATCGTAGATGGTAGAAAGATTCGTGAACAAGTATTTGGGAACCCAGTAACAAAATGAGAGCAAATGAATTTATCAACGAAACAGTAAACCCAGATATCTATCATTCTAACTTCAAACATGAATTAGAGATACATGGGCTTAGATATGTTGCTACAACAGAAAACAATACTGGTTGGGGGAACCAACTTATCATCACTGTATACGATGGTAAAAAAGTAGTTGCTGAAGCCGAACTTGCAGAAGAACCACATAACAAAGCGTTGATTAGTCAAAACACCTGGGTAAATAAAAACTATCAAGGTCAGAATATTGCAACTAACATTTATGCGTATGCCAAGATGTTGGGCAACGACATTATTCCTAGTGACATGCAAACTGACCAAGGTGAAAGAATGTGGCAGTCATGGAACCGTTCAGGACAATCTAAACACATCTTACCTAAAGGTTACAAAGGGTAAATTAATTACGCAATAAGTTTGACTTTGTTGCGTAGCTTAAGTATAATAACTACTTCTTTAGGAGAATATTATATGGCAGCAAAAATGTTCAGCGGCGATCAAAAGGTTAAGTTGACCCAAATCATAAATGAAGGTATGGCAGTAATGCACGAGATTGATACTCTCAACGAAGGTCTTAACGACACAGTTAAAGCTATCGCAGAAGAATTGGAAGTGAAACCTTCTGTTCTTAAAAAAGCAATTCGTATCGCACACAAAGCAAGTCTAACACAGACTAACCAAGAACACGAAGACTTGAATACTATTTTGGAAACAGTGGGCAAAACTTTGTAAATTTTGATAACTCTGATAAATAATATAGGGCGAACGGACTGATCCTCCTTCTGTGCCGAATCACAGATAGCCCATCTATTACTATTCGGAGTATCAAAATGAGTTCAAGAAAACACAGAATTGTGTGGGAATCCGTTAACGGGCCTATACCAAAAGATGATAATGGTAGGAGCTATGAAGTTCACCACATTGACGGCAATCATAAAAACAATGACATTTCTAATTTGATATTAGTGACTATTGAAGAACATTATAGAATTCACTTTATTCAAGAAGATTGGAATGCCTGTAGATTGATAGCACTAAGAATGTCCATAAGCCCTGAAGAAATTTCTACACTAAGTTCATTGTCAGCAATAAAAAGAGTCCAAGAAGGGACACATCATTTCTTAAAAGGTGGACCAAGGGAAGACCTTAAGGGGAACAATAATCCAATGAAAAGACCTGAGGTAGCCAAAAAAGTTAGTGATAATTCAAAGGGCAAACCTAGAAATTGGACAGATAAAAGAACCCAGGCTGATATCAATAGACGCGGAATTAAGCTACAATTATCAGAAGAAGGTTTACGGAAAAAGAAAGAACAAGGTAGAAGGCAATTTACATTGAATAATCCAGCAAAAATAAAACTAAATTGTGACCACTGTGGTAAAATTGTTGATAAAGGCAATTTTACACGATGGCACGGTGACAACTGTAGGAGTAAAAAATAATGTCCTATGTGGACGCAATACATTCACGGGACGAGGATCGCATCTATGTAGTAGAACGTCAACCTGACGGCAAAAGAACATATAACGAGTTTCCAGCTAATTACTTGTTCTATTATCAAGACCCAAAAGGCAAACAACGAAGCATATACGGTGATCCTGTAAGCAGATTCAGTACTCGTAAGAGACAAGAATTTGAAAAGGAAAAACGAATCCACTCTAACAAAACATTGTATGAGAGTGACGTTAACATTATATTCCGTTGCTTATCAGAAAACTATTTAGGTGTTGAACCACCTAAACTACACACTTGTTTCTTTGACATTGAAGTTGACTTCGACCCAGTTAAAGGTTTCAGTCCAACAAGTGACCCATTCAATCCAGTAACAGCAATCAGTCTATACTTAGATTGGCAAGACACATTGGTAACATTGTGTATTCCACCTAAACACATGAGTGAAGAAACAGCACAAGAAATTGTAAGTAAGTTTGATAACACATTACTTTTCAAAAACGAAAAGGAAATGTTTGATGTTTTCTTCCAATTGATAGAAGATGCTGATGTTGTGACTGGTTGGAACAGTGAAGGCTATGACATACCCTACATGGTTAATCGTGTAACACGAGTAATGAGTAAGGATGACACTAGAAAATTCTGTCTATTGGGTCAGCTTCCAAAGCCAAGAGAATATGAACGATTCGGTAAGAAAGAAATGACTTACGATTTAGTTGGTCGTATTCACCTTGACTATTTACAGTTGTACAAAAAGTATAACTATGAATCACGACACAGTTATAAACTAGACGCCATTGGTGAAATGGAAGTCGGTGAAAACAAAACACAATATGAAGGTACTCTAGACCAATTGTACAACAAGGACTGGGAAAAGTTCTTAGAGTATAACCGTCAAGATACTATGTTGTTGGTTAAGATTCACAACAAAACAAAGTTCTTAGAACTTGCTAACGCATTGGCACATGAGAATACAGTTCTTATGCCAACAGTTATGGGTTCAGTTGCTATGATTGAAATGGCAGTTATGAACGAGGCTCACAGTCGTGGGTTAGTTGTACCAGATAAGAAAAGGAAGAATGAAAATGATGAAGAACAACAGCAAGCAGCAGGTGCCTATGTTGCTACTCCCCAAAAGGGAATGCATGACTGGGTCGGAGCAGTTGACATCAACTCGCTATATCCATCCGTTATTCGGGCGCTCAACATGGCAGGTGAAACCATTGTTGCTCAGGTCAGACAAACATTAACAGACCAATACATGAAGGAAAAAGGTGCTAAACTAGCACGTGAAAAGAAATTCTTCAAAGAAGGTGATGAGGATGTTAAAGGTGCTATCTTGTGGGAAAACTTGTTTGGTGCACTAGAGTACACAGCAATTATGAACCAAGAACGTGGCACTATGTTATGGCTAGACTATGAAGATGGTCGTAGTGTTGAAATGAGTGCAGCCGAGATATGGAAACTAGTCTTTGACAGTCATAAGCCTTGGATGATATCAGCAAATGGTACAATCTATACTTATGAAAAAGAAGGCGTCGTTCCAGGATTACTAAGTCGTTGGTACACTGAACGTAAAGCAACACAGAAACAAGCCAAAGAAGCAGATGCAGCAGGAGATAAAGAACTACACGCTTATTATGATAAGCGTCAATTAGTTCGTAAGATTTTGTTAAACAGTGCTTATGGTGCATTGTTGAATGAACATTGTCGTTTCTATGACAAACGTATTGGTCAAAGTGTTACACTAAGTGGTCGTCAAATTGTACGACACATGATGAGCCAAATCAATCAAAGTATTGAAGGTGAATATACACACGAAGGTCGTTCTATTGTTTATGGCGATACTGATAGTTGTTATTTCTCGGCGTGGCCTGCACTTAAAGCACAAGTTGAAGCAGGTGAGTTGTCATGGGACAAAGATGTTTGTATTGGCTTATACGACAGTATTGCTGATGAAGCAAACGAGAGTTTCCCAGCATTCATGGAGAAAGCGTTTCACGCTCCTCGTAAGAATGGTGCAATCATTAAAGCTGGTCGTGAATTAATTGGTGATCGCAGTATCTTCATTACTAAAAAACGTTATGCCATCAACATCTTTGATAAAGAGGGTAAACGTAAAGATAGTAATGGTAAGTTAGGCGATATCAAAGCTATGGGTCTTGACTTGAAACGTGCGGATACTCCTAAGTATGTGCAAGAGTTCTTGATGAACGTATTGCAAATGGTCATACAGCAAGGTAAAACACGAGATGAAGTTATCGAAACCGTAAAAGAATTCAAGCGTTGGTTGAGTGAACAAAAGCCTTGGACAAAGGGTTCACCTAAGTCAGTTAATAATTTGACTAAGCATACACAAAACTGGGAGAAGACAGGTAAATGTGGTGTTGGTCATGCTATGGCTGCGATTAACTATAACTATTTACGAAATCTTTATAACGACAACTACTCAATGAAAATTGTAGATGGTATGAAGATTGTTGTATGTAAACTCAAACCAAATGCATTGAATATGAATAGTGTTGCTTACCCAACGGACGAACTACGATTACCGCAATGGTTCATTGAGTTACCATTTGATGACAAAGAAATGGAAAAGACATTAGTTGATGAAAAGATTGATAACCTTTTAGGTGTGTTGGATTGGAAGATCCGTGAAAACTCAAACACTAAATCAACCTTTGACAACTTCTTTACGTTCGGGTAAACTAACTGTTTACTTTCGCAAAAACTTCCACTATAATACACACATAGTATTCCTAAATACATTTAACATAAGGACAAACATGAAAGACATTTTACAAGACATTATTGAACACACCCGAGCACTAGAGGGTGTTGATTTGATTCGTATCGCAGGTACAGACACAAAAACTGAAATTATTACTTTCCCAGAAGATCGTAGTGTTATGGTTACAGGTGAATTCAAGAACCCAAACATTGAATTCAAAGGGTCGTTTGGTATGCCTAACTTAGGTAAACTAAGCACTATCTTAGGCTTTGAAGAATATGATACTGATGCAAAAATTAATGTTGTTACAAAAAATCGTGATGGTGTAGATGTTCCAGACACAATTCACTTTGAAACAAAGAACGGTGACTTTGTTAACGATTATCGTTTGATGGCAGCAGTTGTTATTGAAGAAAAAGTTAAACGTCCTGTTATGGCAGTGACTCCAACTTTTAACGTTGAATTCGTTCCAACTGTTGCAGGCATTCAACGTTTGAAAAAGCAAGCAAGTGCTAACAGTGAACAAACTACATTTGTCACTAAAATTGAAAATGGTGACTTGAAAATCTACTTTGGTGATGTTTCAACACACAGTGGTAACTTTGTATTTGCTCCCGGCGTTAGTGGTTCATTGAGTCGTCAATGGCACTGGCCTATCAAACAAGTTCTTGCTATTTTGAGTTTAGCAGGTGACAAAACTTTCAAAATTTCAGATCAAGGTTTGAGTGAAATTGTTGTTGATAGTGGTCTTGCAGTTTACACATATCGTTTGCCAGCACAACAAAAATGATAGATAATATTCTTTCTGGTAGTGCTTACCTTAACGTTGCTAGTTATGCCGGTAGTACCTATATCAATGGGTACGCCGGATTGCAAGGTGTAGGTAACATGCGATACAACACTACAAGTCAAAAGACAGAGGTGTTTGATGGTAACAATTGGATTACTCTACAATCGGGTTCTGCAACTGTTTCTTTATCTGTTGAAGCAGTATCAATACTACATTGGGCAGAAAAGAAAATGATAGAAGAACAACAATTAGCAAAACTTGCACAAGAGCATCCTACTATTAAAAGTCTAGTTGATGAAATCAACAAAAGAAAAGAACAAATCAAAATGGTTCAAACTTTATTGAATAGTCCTGACAACAATGTAACACCTTCAATGGTACCTTAATGGAACAAGTAAATTTATCAAGTCAACATAACCCAGAATGGGCATTGTTCTTACCCGCAGTCAGTAGTTTCTACATTGCTGGCTTGGGTAAGCAACGAGAGGGAGAAGATTACTTTCCCAAAGAACGTATACCTGCAAGTTTCAACGGCGATGTAGAAAAACTAAACTTCTTAAACAGCAAAGAAGGCTTATACACTTATAAGTGGGGTTTGTATAGTGCAGGTCATGCTGACTTAGACACTACAAAAGATAATCCAAATGAAAGTATCATTCGCAAGCGTGAAGAAGGTACATTCATGTTAGGTGATAGTGGTGGGTTTCAGATTCTCAAAGGTCAATGGCCTGCTGATTGGAAAAACCCCAACGATCCTAAAGCAATGATTAAGCGTAAAGCTGTGTTGAACTGGATGGACACATACATGGATTATGGTATGTGTTTAGATATCCCATCACAAAGTTTTTTGAATCAAGAAATGCATAAGGTTCATGGCATTACTAACATTCAGGATGCTATTGACGCTACACATATTAACAACGAATATTTTATTAAGAATCGTAATGGTAGTTGCAAGTTCTTAAACGTTCTTCAAGGTACTAATCATACTGAAAGTGATGATTGGTATAATGAAATGAAGAAATATTGTGATCCAAATATCTATCCAGACAATCACTTTAATGGTTGGGCATTCGGAGGTCAAAACAAAATTGACATTCACTTGACACTACGTAGAATGGTTGACATTATCTATGATGGATTACTACAGCCAGGCAAACATGACTTGATTCACTGTTTGGGTGTATCCATCTTAGAGTATGCTGTGTTGTTTACTGATATCCAAAAAGCTATTCGTGCAAATCACAATCCAAACTTGCAAATTACTTTTGACTGTGCAAGCCCATTCTTTAGTGCTGCTAAGGGTTTGGCATACTTTAATAACACAATTGAAAATAATAAAAAGTGGGCATATAGTATGACCAAAACAGCAGAAGGCAAGCATTATGGTATCACACCTACATACGCAGGTGATATGCGTAAGTATAGTGATGCTTGTATTGCTGACGGTATCCATACTATGTTTACAGACAGTCCTGTAACTGATATACTACTTATGAAAGATATTTGTTACAGAGGACAGGGTTTCATCGGTGCTCATGGTAAAGAAACTAAAACTAGTTGGGATACATTGAGTTATACACTGATTCAAAGTCACAATGTTTATCAGCATATCTATGCTGTACAGGAAGCAAATCGTAGATACGAGCAAGGTGTTATGCCTGCAATGATTCACGAACGTGATACTGGTAAAACATTCCGTGAAGTTGTTAATGAAGTGTTTGCTCAAAAGACCCGCAAAGATAGTATGGATATCATTGATGCACACAGTCAATTATGGACACAAATGTCTAGTGGTAGTCAGGGGTTCAGCGGTAAGAAAGCAATTAACGCTAGAACAAAGTTTAACGAATTTTTTAAGTTTGAGTAAATCATGGAAGAACAAAGACAACAGGCACTTTTTGAACAACGTACACGTATCAAAGACAAAGCCATTCGTACAATTTTTGTAAGATTTCAAAAAGAGGGTATTCACAAATACCCAGCAGCAGCGACAGACCCTAACTTGGCAACAGGTGATGAGTATGACGTTAGCTTTTTAGCAACTCCACATCGTCACATCTTTCACTTTGAAGTGACGATTGAAGTATTTCACAACGACCGTGATATTGAGTTTATTCAATTCAAACGATGGTTAGAGAATCAATATTCTCAAGGCATCCTTGCATTGGATTACAAAAGTTGTGAAATGATTAGTGATGACCTTTATGAGGTTATTGCAACTCGATATCCAGATCGTAATATCACTATCACTGTTTCAGAAGACAATGAGAATGGTGCTACGATTCATTACAAAACATCTCAACCTTACAACAACCTAAAAATTTAATAGGAAAACAAAATGGCAAAACCACACATTCAACCTAATCACCGCGTCCGTCAAATCTTTGAAGACTTAGAAGCCTACAAAGAATTTTGTGTAGACTATGGGTTTAAGTTTGATGAAGCAACATTGTATGATATGCGATCATTTGTCTATCGTCAACATACAAAACAGTTGGCAGGTAAACAACCAAAAGATGGTTGGGCAGAAGCAATCACCCGATAATGCGTAAACTATATTACATGGGCCTAGAGCCTTACAAAGCAAGGTACACACTACAATTGACTGAGTGGAATACACGAGTCTTTGAAAGTCGTGGTATCAATTATGAAATCGTTACAGGTGAAACACTAAGTAACGATCAAGCAATTGTTACTGGGCAAGTACTTGATGCACATGGTCGTTCATACTTTGGTATGAGTCAACTAATGAACTTAGTTAAGAAGATGAAGGCGGGAGAAGTTACCAGTGACGATGTTATCTACTTTGAAGACATGTTTCAACCGGGCTTTGAGAGTTTGCCTTATATTCTTAATCAAGTTCCTCAGTCACATCGTCCAAAGATTTTTGTACGGTGTTTGGCGCAGTCAATTGACCCTGATGACTTTGTCCATGTCTGGGGCATGTCAAAGTTTATGGCATCCTACGAACAGATGGTATGTGAAGCTGTCCGCCAAAGTGAAGGTGGAATCCTCGCAACTAATGAAGAAATGGTCATGCACATGAAGATTGCAGGTTGGGAAGCCCCGATCTACAATATCAGTGGTCTTGCGTTTGGTAAGAGTGAAGTACAAAGTCGTGTTGGTTCGATCAAGCCATTCAATGAACGCAAACATCGTGTTGTGTTTAGTGCAAGATGGGATCAAGAGAAGCAACCAGACTTCTATATGGATATCATTGAAGCATGGTATAATCGCCACCCAGGATCAAGTGTAGAATTCTGTATCTGTAGTGGTGCAAAACTCAAAAGCAATAATGATAGCTATATGGATCGTACTAAACGACTTCATGCTATTGGTATGTTGAGTATCTATGAGGACTTAGATAAGAATGATTACTATAACATTGTTAATGATAGCCGCGTGGTATTTAACTGTGCGTTACAAGATTGGGTCAGTAATACTGTCTCGGAGGCAGATAGTTTGGGCTGTAATGTGCTTTATCCTGCTTATCGTAGTTTCCCAGAAACTTTTAGCAATGATAATACTCGCATGTATATTCCTTGGTCTATTGAAGATGCGCTTGACAAACTTGAAAAGTTACTTGAAAAACCAAGCGAGTTAATGGGTAAAATCAGTGACTACAATGACGGTACAATTAACCGTATCGTTGACATTCTTGAGGGCAAGGGTGATACAATGTTACGCATGAGTACTGATTATCGCAAACACACTAAAGAAAGCAAATACTAATATGGCTAATTGGGAATTAACAACTGAATACAAAAAGAGTTCAATTGAAAGACAATTTTGGTACAAAGATGATAAGGTAATTATTCGTGAAGAAGGATATCGTTGGAGTACATTCACAATTGAATCAGATGAAATGCCACTTACATTTGAGGAATTGAGAAACGAAGATGATTGTTATGAACTAGATTGGGTAGAATCTGCCGATTCTTCTTGGGAAATGGAAGACATGATTGATGGTTGCTGGGCAGAATCCGAAGCAGGTCGTAATTGCACTGATGAAGATTTAGAAGAATTTGACGAAGCCTGGGAAGAAAACTACTATGAAGGTGTAGAAGAATTAGGTTGGTCACATGATGACACTGAATACTTCATGCAAGGCCCATTGAAACTTACTAATTTGGATACTGGTGAAGAATTTAAAGGTTCGGATCTTTCTAATGTAGTTCGTACCATTGAATTACCTACAGAAACAGTAGAAACTGAATCTGCTAACTGGGCGTTCCCAACAGAACGACCACAAGAAGGTCCTCAAGCTAAATGGCCTTTTGACGATACACAGAAAACTGAATAAATCCTAATATATTAGGATAGAGAAAATCGCTTAAACAAAGGAGAATACTATGAGCGCACACAATGATATTAACACACACTTGGAAGCATACTTGGCTGAAAGTGAAAAATTTGAAAAAGGTAACAATGCAGCAGGTACTCGTGCTCGTAAAGCATTAGGTGAATTGGCTAAAGCAGTTAAGGCACGCCGTAACGAAATCACTGAAACTAAAAATGCTCGTGCCGCAGAAAAAGCAGCAGCTAAGTAATTGTGATAAATACTTGTGCAACACAAAGGTTGCACAACGTCAAAACAAAACCATCACAACGGAGGGTTATCTATGAGTTTTAATAAAACAAAATGCGATCCAGAACTGGGTCTTAAAGTGCATGAGCACTTAGTCAAAATGGGTGTTGAAACACCTACAATACAAAACAATCTTGACCGTAAAGAAAAGATTGAAAAGATTGAACTTCATTTTACTGCTATAATGCAAGCACTAGGGTTAGATTTAACCGATGATAGCTTGATTGAAACACCTAAGCGTGTTGCCAAAATGTTTGTAAATGAGGTGATGTGGGGTTTAGATTATGAAGCATTCCCAAAATGCACCACAGTGGATAATAAGATGCATTACAACGAAATGGTTGTTGAGCGCAATGTGTCGGTACAAAGCAATTGCGAACATCATTTTGTCGTTATCGACGGTCTTGCAACTGTTGCTTACGTGCCCAAACAGAGAGTCTTGGGCTTATCAAAAATTAATAGAATCGTTGAATACTTCTCAAAGCGCCCACAAATTCAAGAGAGGCTCACTGAGCAAATCTTTCACAGCCTTCAGTACATTCTTGAAACCGAAGATGTGGCGGTTCTTATTGACGCCCGACACTACTGTGTTGCAGCAAGAGGGGTAGAAGATACTGGTAGTTCAACTGTTACTGTTCGTCTAGGTGGTGGTTTTAAAACTGATCCATCTGCCAGAGCAGAGTTCTTAAGCATTGCTCGTCAGGGTAAATGATATGTTAAAAGATAGAAGATTGTTGTTAGAACAAGAACTACGCAAAGCACATGAGGCTGCTGCCAACATGTACTTGAGTATTGTTGTTAGCAATAGTGATCCACACAATGAAGAATATCAAAAATTAAAAGATCACATTACAGACTTGCAGTTTGATCTTGACATGGTCAATCAACTTATTTACAAAGGTTATGCGTGATGTTTGAAATCTTCATCTATGGATTGATACTGGGTTATTTCCTTAACCCATTCATCAGTATTGTAACAGCTATCTTAACTAATGCATGGCATCGAACTAACAATTGTAACGGTGACTGTAATCAAGGTAGAAACTGCACATGTTTGGATAAACAAAATGGGATATCGTAAACCAATGGATTATAATTCAGTACATCATCAAATCTACATGAGCGGTGTAGAATTGAATAGTCGTTACAATGATGGCTACACACAATGGATGATTAAACAAGACTTGTACAAACTCAAGTGGTTACTTGATAGTATCATTAAAGAAAGTCCTACATTTGCTGATGAACAAGAATTCTTAACTGAAAATGAAAAGAGAGTAATGTGGAGAACATTAAAAGAATGAATCGTTCACCTTTTGGTTCAAAAGAAGAAGCACTTGCCTTTCTTAAAAGTATAGGCATGAAAAAGCGTAGGACATTAGAAGGTATTGAGCGTGAACACATGCTTACACTTCTTGCGTTAGTCGAGCCAGCTGAGTCAAGCAACAATCAACGAACCTTTACTGAAACATATTTTCATGCAGGTAAAGAGTACGAATTAACATGGGGCTTCGGTGAATTTGGTGAACCAGAACCATTAGTAGAAGAACTTAGCGAGTTAATATGATATTCAACAAAATTAAAAAACTTAAACAGGATGGAAAGATAATTGGAATTACTTTCTCAACTTTTGACCTACTTCATGCGGGGCATATTGCTATGCTATCTGAGGCTAAAAATCATTGCGACTATCTTATTGCAGGGCTCCAGACTGACCCCACAATTGATAGACCAGATACAAAAAACAAACCTGTACAATCAGTGGTGGAAAGACAAATTCAATTGGCGGCATGCCGTTATGTTGATGAAATCGTTGTTTACCAAACAGAACAAGATTTGATTGACTTGATATTGATTCTTCCTATTGATGTTCGTATCTTAGGTGTAGAGTATCAAAGCCAAGACTTTACCGGTCGTGCTCAAGGTGCTCAAAAAGGTATCAACCATGTGTTCAATAGTCGTGACCATTCATTCAGTTCAAGTGGACTAAGAAAAAGGGTCGCAGAAGCACAAAAAGGTAAATAAAGATAGCGGTCTTAGGCGTCAACCCGCTTGATAAATTCTGCCGCCTATGCTATAATTAACATAGGAGAAAATTAATGCAACCAATAACATACAAATATACAAGTACTAAAGAGTACCATGACGCATTTCCTTGCGCTTATCGTCAATGGCGAGCAGATAGCCATTGTAATTTGATTCATGGCTATAGCTTCAGTATGAAGTTCTACTTTGGTACAAACGACCTTGATGTTCGCCACTGGGCCGCAGACTATGGCGGACTAAAAGAATTGAAGAAGTTGTTAGAGGATATGTTCGACCATACCCTTCTGGTCAGTTCTGATGACCCGGAACTTGAAACATTTAAACTATTACAAGAAAAAAACATGGCAAAAATTGTTGTGCTATCCAAACTAGGTTGTGAAAGTCTTAGCAATATGCTTTATAAGTATATCAATGGAGTTTACATTCCTGACATGTGGGGTCCAGGAGAAGCAGAACGACTTTGGTGCTATCGTGTAGAAGTTAGAGAAACACAAAGTAACATGGCTTTTAGGGAGGGGCATAGGTGCTGGAATGAGGATTTATTCGCATGAGCAAATTTAAATTAGGTGATTTAGTAAAAAAGGTTTCAGGTTCACAGTGGCACGGAACAGTTGTTGGTACATATTCAACTGAGTTAACTCCGGAAGGTTATGCAGTTGAAAGTGATACAGAAAAAGGCTCTGTTCAGATTTATCCTGCCAAAGCACTTGAATTGTGGAGTAAAAATGAGCAAAATTAAAGTATCAGAACTGTTTTACAGTATACAAGGTGAAGGTCGTTACATGGGTGTACCAAGTGTGTTCTTACGCACATTTGGTTGCAACTTCAAGTGTGATGGCTTTGGAATGCCTAAAGGTGAGTTGTCAGTAGAGAGATTTAATGTACAACCAGAAAAATATAACTCATACAAAGAACTTCCTCTCGTCAGCACAGGATGCGATAGTTACGCTAGTTGGGACCCTCGTTTTAAGGATCTTAGTCCTGTGATTGAGTCAAGTGGTATTGTTGATAGCATTATGGATATACTTCCTCACAAGCGTTGGATGGATGAGCACTTGGTTATCACAGGCGGTGAACCGTTATTAGGTTGGCAAAAAAGCTATCCTGATTTATTGAGCAACTATCGTATGGCTGCTCTTAAAGAACTAACATTTGAAACAAATGGTACTCAAGAATTGAGTGGTGATCTAGTTGAGTTTTTACAAAACTGGAAACGAAATCGTGAAAAGAACGCACTTACCTTTAGCGTAAGTCCTAAACTATCAATAAGTGGAGAAGATTGGAATGAAGCAATACGCCCTGATGTTATACGTCAATACCAAAATGTGGGCTTTGTATACCTTAAGTTCGTGGTTGCATCAGAAGAAGACTTACAGGAAGCAGAACGGGCTGTAAATGAATATCGTAGCTGTGGCTTTACCGGTCCTGTTTATCTTATGCCTTGCGGTGGGGTTGAGAGTGTATACGCCCTAAACAACAGAGCAGTGGCAGAAATGGCAATGCGAAAAGGATGGCGTTACTCAGATAGACTACAAGTGCCCCTCTTCAAAAACGAATGGGGAACATGATGGAGTATGACCAGGGAATATCCCTAATTGAATGGGAACGCATAAATCGCAACTGGGTATACAAGTTTTGTTTTCTACCACATAAATGTTTAGAGACTGATAAATGGATATGGTTAAAAGGCGCTTATTGTGGACACAATAAACATCATTGGCAACTTTTTACTGATTACAAATGGATTTGTAGAGAAGAATTTATTAAACTGAGACTGTTAGAAAAAGTATGAAAGAAAAAACAAAAGAATTGGTAAACAAAGTAGGGACTGACACTAGCGGCAAGTGGATCTACTATGACCGCCTTGATGATCTGATCCAACTAGTTGTTGATGAATGTATCATTTCTGTTAACGAAGCAAAAATGACTTTTGGTGGCACTACTTACGACTACGACCTAGCTAATGCAACAAAAGAGGCATGCGTAAATGCAATAACAAGTAAGTTTAGCAAATGAGAACATACGACAAACGCATTGGCTTCTTGGTAAGCTATCAGACATTGATACCACACGGTGGTATAGGTCAATTTGCAAAAAGTTTTTGTGAGTTGATGGATGAACACAATATCAAAGTTGACATCATTACTGACAAAGACCCTAAGGATAATGAGTTCGTCAAGTCACTTAAAGCCAACATCATCAGTCCAAAAGAATCATTGCCATATACCACACATAGCAACATCTTTATGTATGGTGATACATTCTGTTACGAGCGTATGGCTAACTTTCGTAATGCAATCATAGAAGCATTAGAAAATAACCTTTACGATGCATTTGTCTGTAACACATATGAGACTATTCAAGTAGCAAGCACAATGGGTCTTGAAGATTGTGTTCAAATTATTGCGTATACTCATTTGGAAAGTCAAATCTTTAATTGGACAAAGAATCCTTTCTTAAAGAACACCAATGAAATGATGCGCCTGCAGTTACAGACAGGTTCATTGTATGTTGGAACACAAAGTAAGTTTAACCAGCTTGAATTAGAAGATAGAATTCAAGTAAACAATGTTTGTCATCTACCTATTCCTATCACTGAACAAGACTTACTTACAGAATACACAGGTGAGCGTGAAGGTATCTTGTTTGTAGGTCGTTGGGAAGAAGGCAAGAATCCAGAACTGTTTATTGAGTTGATTGAACAAACAAGACTACCTGCTAAAGTAATGACTAGCCCCAACGGTGTTAAGAAGTTTGAAGAACGACTAGCAAAGATTGGTGTTAAGTATGATGTACGTGCTAGTATCGTTGGACAAGAGAAGGTAGACTTCATTAAGTCAAGTCGCATTGCTTTCAATCCTAGTACAGTTGAAAGTTATGGTATGGCTTTCTATGAACAACATATTCAGTTACCCACACTTGTATTAGATGAACAACGTTGGACTAACAACTTCAATGGTGATTACTTCTATACATGTACTAAGAAAGACATGGCTGAACGAGCAAAACAGTTATACGGTAGTTTTGAAAAGGCAGAAACTTGGTACAACTTAGGTTCATTAGACCATACAAAACAACAAGAATCAAAAGTGTTTCACAAGTGGAACGAATGCTTCAACCTGTTTACTACTAAACAATCTAATAGCAATACCGCTAAAATTTTAGAAAATACTACAGTTAAGTACAGAGATTATATTAAAGATTTGGATCGTAAGATTATTTGCATTGATGATGCACGTAGTGCCTTAACTAACAGACACAAGTATCGTATTATCTACACTGACAATGATACTTACCTGTCTAAGGATCCTAGCTTTGAACCAATAGAGGAAGTTTCAGGCGCGAGTCTGTTCACATTTGCATGAAGAAAATATTAATCACAGGCAACAGTGGCTATATTGGGAGCCACTTAACAAAGTTGTTAGAAACAGATTATGACATTCATGGTCTTGATATCAACCAACCACAACGTAATGTGAACCTGCATTATGCACAAGACATTCGTTCATTGTATGGTAGTAGATTTGAGTATGATGCAGTTATACATTTGGCTGCACTTGTCAATGTAGGAGAGAGCGAATCAAATCCTGAAAGTTATTACCAAACAAATTTGATTGGCACACTGAATATATTGAAGAATATCAAGTACAAGAGTTTTATACTTGCTAGTACAGGTGCTGCACAAAACTGTGATAGTGCATATGGTACAAGCAAGAAGGCAGCAGAAGATGTTGTGCGTGAATACTGTACCAAAAAAGAAATACCCTACACTAGTTTTAGATTTTATAACGTAATAGGTAGTGAAGGATATCAACCAACCAATCCTGATGGACTAATGACCAATTTAATCAAAGCTATGGATACAGGTGAGTTTACTATCTATGGTAAAGACTACGATACTATCCACGGTGACGGTACATGTGTTAGAGACTATGTACATGTTATGGAAATATGTGATGCTATCCGTACTGCAATTGAAAAGCCAAGCAATAGTATAGAATGTTTGGGTCACGGAGTAGGATACACAGTTAAAGAGATTGTCAATTTGTTTTGTAAAGTCAATAATGTAGACTTTGATATTAAGTATGGACCTCGTAGACAGGGAGATAGTGCTAATAGTGTACTAGAAGATGTTAGTCCGTATATGAAATCATTATACACAATTGAGGAACTATTGAGTGTTGACAATAAAGCATAAATATGCTACTATATTGCAATGACTAATCAATCTATCAAACGTATCGGCTTTGCTTGCAAATGGGCAGAGATTAACAAAAAAGGCGAGATCGCCAGTGCTGAAGGTCTTAACACCGGCGGCACTACTATGGCATGGGCGAATCGCAACAAGCGTAGTATAGTGGAGGAAAAGATTATTGACGTTGCAAAAACAAACATTGTCAATACCCACAATCTCATTAAGAAGGTCGCAACACTTCCTAATGAACTACGCATGTTACGACTAACCAGCGACATGTTATCATTCTATACACATGATGACTACAAAGACTTCTGGCAAGATTCAAACACACAAACTTTACTCGCTAAATGGTTCGCACCATTAGGTGAAACTGCTCGTGCTAATGATGTCCGTGTTAGTTTTCACCCCGATCAGTTTGTTGTATTGGCAAGTGATCGTGACGAAGTTGTAAACAAATCTATTGAGGAGTTTGAGTATCATGCAGACATGGCCCGCTTTATGGGTTTTGGAAAGTCATTCCAAGATATTAAAATCAATGTACATATCTCAGGACGCCGTGGCCCGCAAGGCATTAGGGATGTATACCAGCGTCTTAGCCCTGAGGCACGTAACGGCTTAACATTGGAGAACGAAGAATACACACATGGTTTGTCTGACTGTTTATCATTGTCTGACTTAGTTCCTGTTGTATTGGATATTCATCATCACTCTATTCGGGAAGGTGAATATATTCAATCTACTGATGACCGCATTAAAAAGGTTATTGACAGTTGGCGCGGTGTTCGTCCTACTATCCATTATTCCCTCAGTAGGGAAGATGTACTTGTTAACCATTCCAGATCAGTCTTACCCGATGTTAGTGCGTTGATTGAATCAGGACATAATAAACAAAAGTTAAGGGCCCATAGTGACTATATGTGGTCAGATGCCGCTAACGATTGGGCATATACTCATTGGGATTGGGCCGATGTTATGGTGGAAGCAAAAGCCAAAAATCTAGCTAGTTTTAAACTGTTTGAGTATTGGAAAAGCCTCAAAATGAAGTGATGGATCTTTTTTGATGGATGCGACAAGTGTTTGGCTACATCCTAATATTTTAGAAATTTTTTTAACAGAATATCCTTCTGCGATAAATCTGAATATTTCTATTAACGTATCTAGTCTATGCTCGTTTTTAGATTTGATGATAGAAATTTTTCTATCAATGGAACAGGGCAGTTTCTTACCAAACATCCCGTTTCTGTCTCCTTTCTTAGAAAGAGATAAATTTTCTTTCCAAGATGAACTCATTACCCTTCCTGCAAAAGCCCGAGACCATTTTTCTTTTGTTTTGTCCGACGGTTTCCATCCTTCTTTGGTCGGGGGTTTACTTCCTCCTTTATTAGCATTCCAGCCAATATTTCTATTTGGTCGTAGTGCTTCTTCTAATAAGTAACATCCTTCTTCGGTACCTTGAAAAATAATAGTTTGAGTTATCTCATGTGTATGTTTCTGTAATACCCTACCAAAAAATGGATTTTTATCATTATGTGTTCTTGAATCATTTAAATGTTCAGAGAGTCTGCGTTTGGGATTGTTAGAAACACCTACATACCCTTCTGAGTTGATATCAGTGTGATACGGCAAATGAATCCAATAGACGGAATGCGTATAAATAGTCATGCTGATTGCTCCTTGTTAGCATTAGAGAGGGTGGGTATTTCCAGTACCGCGATCCTCACTATTATTTATACCGATTTGATTGATTTATGTATTTCGGTGCGTTATTATAAGCTATACGAGAAAGCGAAACAAGATGGGATTATTTGATAAACTATTTAGCAAGAAGCAGGATGAGACTCCTGCTGTTGCTCCTAAGAAAACAAAACGAGCAAAGAAAGAAAAAGCTCCAGAGCCAGTACTAACTGAAAAAGAACGAGCAACGGCTGCAGGTGAACCTTATGTTAGTATTTTAACTTTTGAACTTGATCCTAACAATGTAAACTCAGGTGCTTTTGAATTAGATTGGAACAGTGTCTTCATTACTCAACTTGTAAAAGCAGGGTATATGAAAAAGAAAGAAGATACGGATCAGGATATCGTGGATCGTTGGTTCAATGACGTTTGCCGAAATGTTGCACTTGAATTGTATGAACAGGTTCAAGCGGATCCTGATAACAGAGATATGGCTGATATGCGTACCATCATAAATCGTGACTTAGGCAACGGTCGTACAGAAGTTAGTTAAAAGTAGTACAAATAAAAAGGTTGACAACAAATGGTTTTGGTTGTATAATTTAACTATTAAACAACTAGGAACAGACATGCCAATGTCAATGACATTTGAAACTTTCAAACAAGAATGCGAGGACCGTGGCTACGAACCACGGAAACACGAAAATAAAATTTGGTATATCTTTAGTAACAACGGCATTAAGTGTGAAATTAAGGTACATCACTATACTGTTGGATGGTCTTCTAAACTAGAAGATATGGCTGAAATTCGTAAGCGATTGTTGGACGTGGGGTTTACTGAGAAAAAAGGCAAGAGATCCGAAAAAAGAAAAGATGAAAAAGATTTTATGAACATACCATTTGATGGTGATGTTTCTGAAAACTTTTGGGTTATCGTTGGTATAATTGAATCCATAGAATCAATCGTTAAAAAAGTTCGCGGACAAGCAATCAAGCCAATTGCACGTGAGGTATCTGAACGTAACATTTTTGAAAAGATTGCCAAACGTTTCCGATACTTTATTGACAACGAAGATGGGTTTGGTTTAGAAAACGCTCGTGCATTACTTGAAGGTGATAGTATTGACCACTTGATTACAATTGGAGAATCAGTTAATCGTACAAAAGAAAATAGTTACCGAGAACATATTGTACCTTGTATTTTGGTGTTTAATCAAGCAGTGACTATGACAATGGAGAAACGTAGTATCACCGAAGTTGCCCAAATGATTAAACACAATCTAGCCATTGTGTTGATTACTAGAGAAGAAGCTGAACTGCTAGACAATGAATTGGACATGCAAACAAGTATGCCTGAAGGATGGGAGTTTGGTCATGATGTGTTTGCTAGATTGAATGTTGCCCAAATTAAATTGAAATAACTTGACAAAATCTAAATATACGTATATAATACACACATGAAATACGCACTAATCGACACCGCTAACACCTTCTTTCGTGCTCGTCATGTTGCATCACGCAATAGTGATCCATGGGAGAAGGTGGGTATGGCCCTACATTTAACACTTGCTAGTGTCAATCAAGCAGTGAAACGTTTTGGTATTGACCACGTAGTCTTTTGCCTGGAGGGGAAATCGTTTAGAAAGTCTATCTACCCACAATACAAGGCACATCGTGCAGTTGCAGTGCAAGCAATGACTGAGGAAGAACAGATTGAGAATAAACTTTTTTGGGACACTTACGCAGAATTTACGGATAATTATTTAAAGACTAAAACAAATTGTAGCGTATTGCGTCATCCCGAAGCAGAGGCTGATGATGTGATTGCACGTTTCATCCACTTGCATCCAAACGATACACACTATATTATTAGTACAGACACTGATTATGTACAACTAATTGCTAACAATGTTCATCAGTATAATGGTGTTAGTAACGAACTTATTAAACTTGATGGCTACTATAATGATAAAGACAAACTAATCATTGACAAGAAAACTAATGAGCCTAAACTATTAGAGGATCCTGAATACTTATTGTTTAAGAAAATTATTAGAGGTGATACTTCCGACAACGTTTTTACTGCATATCCAGGTGTGCGTGAGGTTGGAAGTAAGAATAAAGTTGGCATTCGTGAAGCGTTTGCGGATCGTCACAAGCAAGGATTTAATTATAATACTTTTATGTTACAACGTTGGACTGACCATGATGGTAACGAGGTTCGTGTAAAAGATGCTTATGAACGAAACAAAACATTGATTGATTTGAAGGCACAACCTCAGGACATTAAGGACAAGGTTGATTCAATGATTAAGAATGATGTCCGTTCTACAACTATCCCAATGGCGGGAATTCACTTATTAAAATTTTGTGGTAAGTATGAACTTAAAAAAATTGCAGACAATGCTGAGAATTATAGCAAGTGGCTTAATAGCCCGTATCAAGGTGTACTACATGAAGAAACTACCTAATCAATTATATTCGGGTCTTTTTGAGATTGTAAAAGATCACACAATGTATTATTATAGCAGAGTTGGTCCTGAATATTGTCATTTAACCGATGAAGGTAAGGAGGCTGTATTACAGTGGATAGAAATCATGGCACCGCAAATGCATAAAAAAGAACAAGCAGAATTAGACCTTCGTGCTAAACAAATGGTTTGGAATGAGTTGAAGAAATGAGTACAGTAAAAATTGTACAGGGTGATAGAGATTTTTATATGGTAGATGGTATCAAGTTGGTACCTCGTGCCTGTATTGAAATTTCAGAATCATGTCCTGATTATTTAAAGAGTATGATTTTAAATGCTGTAAGTAACGGTGAACTACAAGCAGTTGCGTATGTACCTGAAAAAGAATTATTTTGGGAGAAGCTATCAGCATGACTAAAGAAGTATTTTATAAGAAAGTTGGCAAACGTTATATACCTGTAAGTGAATATGACAGTGAGTGGTCAAAATCATTTACTGAAGGTGCACATTTAGTAGTGGTGGAAAAGCCCGGTGTCACCAGCTATAAGTATAACATTCAACCTAACTATGCAGCATTGATTGCTGCCGGTCGTGTTGCTGAGGAAATGATTAGCAAAACAATCATGGATGCAACCGAGTTACGTTTTACTAATAAAATAAGAGCAAAAGACATTACGCCTGAACAACGAGCAGCATGGGAACGTCTAGTAGAATTGCTTGGCCCTGAGGCACAACAACTAGAATGGCCCAGTGCTAGAGAAGCTGCACAACGTGCAGTTAAAGTTTTAGAACATGAAGCAGAGAAACTATTGAATGTTCCTGCTGTAAAGAAAGCCTACGAACATTTTATGTTTGTAGCAGCATTAACAAAGGATGAAAATGAACCTAAAAGCTAAACCAATTATAAACGGAGAATACTGGGTAATTACTGATGGACAAAAGAAGATCGGTAATGTACTTAGTGATGGTAGTGGATTTGATGTTAAGATTGGCAACAACATTGAACATTATGCGTCCACTAAACAGATTGAAAAGAAAATCAATATTGAGTTTGAAAAGATTGCAAAGAAAGCAAAGAAAGATATTCAAGCACCTTTCGCAGTCTTTCCTACTGATTCAAATCGCATCTATAACAGTTTCTATGATGTGCAACGTAAACTACACATCTTTACAAAGACTGCCAAAAGTAAATGCTATCATGTTGCTGGTTGGTTTGCAGTTAAGCAAGGTGAAGAATTTCAACCAGTTTTTTGTCCAAAGTATATCTTTATTCAACGTTATGAATACATTGGCCCCTTCAAAACAAAAGACGAGGTAAATAGTAGCATAAATAACGTATGAGTCAAATTAAGAAGTTTATGGAGCGCATCTCTTTGGCAGAAGCTAGAAGCAGTAAGGATGTTTCTATGACTTTGAATGATGCCAAACTATTGCGTGATGAAATCATGACCATGCTATTGGATAAAAAATCTAGTAACAAAGAAGAGGTTATAGAAGTAGTCGTGCGAGGAAACAAGTGGTAAGTAATGAGCAGAACACAACCAAAAGTTCTACTTGAGATAGTAGACAAGACAACTTATAAGTGCGACCAGATTGTAGAAGCAAGTGGCATATGGGCTGTGTTCTTTGACGGACAACCTATAAATCTAAAGAGCCAACACTACCTGGATAATGAAGCTGTGCCTAAATATAAGAAAACAAGTTTTAGTAATCCAGGTCACGCTCGTAACCTGTGTCGTAAACTGAACAAGCAATTTAAAAGTGATAAATTTACTGTGGTGTTTATGAACAACGGCACCGTGGTTTATCCAGATGAGTAAGCCAACATACAAAGAACAAATAACACAAACTGTTTTTGAACAGATTAATGATCCAGTGTTGACCATTGAACAGGCTTACAAACAATGGTGGCAAAATCCCAGACGTGACGGTGGACTAAGATTAACACAATTAGGTGATCTTAGTTTCCGCCTTGTTGGCTTAGAATATCACGACCACCCGATCAAGACAAAGAATCAAAGTTATTACCACTTTGTGTTAGAGCTTGATAAGAAAATCAAATGTCCCTATTATGTTGATGTAAATACTAGTGACAAGGCAAACAAGCCTTTCATTAGACTATACGATGACCGTATTAGCATGATGCTAAATTTATACGGGGACTTAGATAGTTACTTACAATCAGTGAGAACAAAATGACCGAACAAAAGAAAAGCAAAAACCCATTCATTAACATGGCTAACGAAGCCAAAAACAAAAATCAAAATCAACATCCTGGATTAGGTAAAGCTCCAAAATCTCAGGGTCCTAAACCAACAAAAGGTTTTGGTTCAAGTGTCATGCGTAAAACAGGGCGAGGTGGTTGATATAGTTGTCAACTAAATAGACTAGTAAGGCGTTATATAACATTAAGGAGTAAACCCTATGAAACAAGTTCTAACAATCATTTTGGCATCAATGTTCGCATTGTGTGCAATGGCAGAAGAAGGTACTAATGGTCCAGTTAAAGAAGGCAAGATGTTGCTTGCTAAGAAAAAGGATCATAGCAAAGATAAGAAACCAGAAGCACCTAAAAAGGCTGAACCAAAAAAGAAGTAATTAGAGACAACTCTCTACACTTTTATTACAAAGTATTGTATAATACAGTCTCACAGGTACTAAATACTTGTGCAGTTACAGTTCTGTAAAAACTGATACACTTAAACACACACAGGAGAAAATTATGTTTAGTACATTCGCACATTCCGGCGTTGACGCCATTCAAACAGCAAAGAAACAATTCGTTGATACTTTCGCTCCAACACAAGAAATCAAAAAAATCAGCAATGAATTTGTAGATGCTCAAAGTGAGTATACAAAGAAAGCTATTGATACAGGTGTTAAAACTGCTACTGATTTTATGGAATTGTTGACAGACCGCACCCCTTATGTAGAAGCACAAAAGTTTTTTCAAAACTTCTTCCCTTCTACTGCTCCAGTAGCCAAGAAAGGTAAATAATCATGTTTATCGTTCTAGTCATTTTGGCTTTGGTATTTACTGCGGGGTTAATTGTTAACTTCTTTAAAGAGAAGACTTATGGGTCTAGCTTGGAACAATATATCCTTGATAATAACCCACAAACTACAAGTGATGTAGAACGATTAACTGTTGAATATGACTTGAAAACTTCAAGAGGTTCATTATGAAAAAGTTTTTTAAAGCATTATTAGAGGCAATCATTGCCGCTCGTATGGCTAAGGCAAAACAAATCATTCGTGGATCATGATTAGCCATACCAACATATATCGTCTAAAAGACTATGCGGCTCACTTGAAAAGTCTGACACCAGAAGATAAAGCAAGTCGCTTTGGTCACATCGTCAATGATACTGTCATTGACCAATTAATACTGCAAATGGTCTATCATCCTTTAGACCATGAATTGTGGTATCATAAAATAGATGATAGTATTGTTGGTTGGGGACACATGGCAAAGAATAATGATGGGTCTTGGGAACTTGCTGTATCAGTAGAATATGATTATCAACGACAAGGTATTGGTAACAAACTTATTGTTGAAATGATGACATGGTCTAAGTTTCACAAGATTCCTGAAGTATTCATGCACTGCATTGAAGATAACAAGGTTATTCAACATCTAGCATCAAAGAACGAGTTAAGAACAAAAGAGCGTGGATACGGTGAGCGTACTGCTGCTATTGAAGTTACTGAACCAACATTCTTTGAAACCAATTCACAACTCTGGAAAGAGCAAAGTGAAATCATGCATGAGTTTGGTAGGCTACGCAAGCGTTTAACAAACTTATGGGGTAATGCAATATTACCATAATGATTGAAACAATAATGTAACAATCATAAAATAAACACACATACACAAGGAGACATAAAATGTCAGATAAAGAAAATTCATTCACACCAAAACTTCCAGAAGTTAAATTCAACAAAAATGGTTACGAGATTCGTGCCGATGTACTAGCAATGGCTAAAGACATTGTGATGCAAGATTATCAAGTCAAGTTCGCAGGATGGGAAATGACTGCTAAGAAAGTTGATGGTCAAGTTATTAGTACAGTTGCTATGCCAGAGTTTCCAGGTATGGACAAGATCATTGAAACTGCTGAAAAGATGTATGGCTTTGTGAATCAGAGTAATAAAAAGTAATACTTAGTACTACTGTTACATTTTTACAACACCCCGCTTGCGGGGTTTTCCATTTGTTGACAATAAATCATTTTGGTTGTACAATACATGTATTGAAACGAAAAGGAAAAACATGTTTACAGTCAAACAAACAACTTTGATGAACACCTTGGGTATTGTGTCTGACAAAGAACGCATGGACACTTATATGAATTATTGCGAGATTGAGTGTGAGTTGCGGGCAAACGGAATTAGTACTATTTCATTCACACAATTCCTTCAAGCAACAGTTGATTATGAATTGAGCAAAGCCAAACAAGAGGCTTGACAATAAATCGTTTTGGGCATATAATAGAGTCTTAATCAGTTGAAACAAGGAGTCTGAAATGTCGTTTGAAAAAGAAGTTCTCGCTAAAGTTGCTACAGTTCTTAAAGACGAAGATTCTGCTAGTTTCTTTTGTGGCTCATTGAGCGTGATTTGTGACGAAAATCAAGCCCGCAAAATCTTTCACAAACTTACAAAAGACTACAAAAACAAAGTTCAAGTTTCCAAAGATGGCTCTTACGGCTATATCTACGACTTCATTGCTTAATAAGGAATTGAAAATGTCTCTCACACCCTTGACAGAACGCCAAAAGTCTTTGATTGTTTCTAACATCGTCAAAGCATGTCGTAGTATTGATAACCTCAACAAAACTGGTTACAACTTCATTTACCTGTGTTCAGGCTTTATTGCTCATTATGACTTGTATGGTTTCATTGCAAGCTATACAGGTGAATCGTTGAAGCGTGACATTTTGTCCTATGCTGGTCAAAATCAGTGGCGCAACTTCCATGAAGGTGAGCGTGACTATGAATATTACATGAGCAAAAAAGATGTGTACAATCGTATTCTCGCACAAATCGTTTAAGGAGTTAACATGAAAACATTTATTCTTGGAACAATTTTCGGTATCATTGTCTCTACTGTGGGCTTCTCAGGCATCGCTAAAATGCTTGATAACGGTGTAGAGAAAACAAAGGCTATCGCAGTTGAAGGGGCGAAGTAATGGATAAATGGATTTGCATCTGCCTTGTGGGCTTGATTGGTGGTATGTTTGCTCCAGTATGCGTAAGTGAATATGCTAAAGGACAATGTCGTACGGAGGCAATCCACGCAGGTTACACAACTGACGACATTCTCAAACTTTGTAAATGAAATTCAAACGACAACAACTGGAGGATAAAATGGGTTTAGATATGTACTTGGATGCCAAGCGTTTTCTTTGGTTCAATGAAAACGACTTGAGTAAAAATATCAGTGACAATTTCCCTGAACTAGGTGAAGTTCGCATTAAAAAAGTCACCGCCGAAGCCGCATACTGGCGCAAGTCAAATGCTATTCACAAGTGGTTTGTTGATAATGTACAAAATAGTGTAGATAACTGTGGTACATACGATGTGTCCAGAGAACAACTAACTGAGTTGCTTGAATTGATTGAATGTGTTCTTAAGGAACGAGGCAGGGCATGTGAATTGTTGCCAACTCAAGGTGGTTTCTTTTTTGGTACAACCGATTACGACAAGTACTATTTTGAAGACCTTGAAGATACAAAAAATACATTGACCAATCTACTTACTGACAAGTGGAAAGGTTGGGAGTTTTCATACCATTCAAGTTGGTGAAATGAATATTACAGACAACGATATTTCAAGTCTTTATCCACATACCATGGACATAAAAAAAACAAAACCTTTTGAAAAAGTTGATGAAGGTGTTGTTGATGGTGAATTATGGCACACTGTATCTACCACTAGTGGTAGTGAAGTAGATAAATGGTTGCGTAAGAACGGGGCAATTCAAATTACTACAGTGTGGCCTACTACCCAATATTTTGATTTGTCCGATAAACTTTACATGTTGTTATTATTGAGGTTTCAATGACTAAGGAATGGTATAACCCAATTAAATTGCCATGTGGTGGCACTGCATACTTTGATGAAGGTGCTGGCTA